ATAGTAAAAAAAAATAAGACTAAAGGGTATAAATTAAAAGTTTCTTTCGAAGATTTTTTTAAATTTATGGAAAGAATAAAGACTGAGTAATTAAACCATATGCTAGCCGAACTAACACTAATAGACCAATCCATAAAACGCCGCATTGCATTCTACTCATTTTGGGAGTTTTGTTTGTTGTATGATGAAGCTTTTTTTACTAGAAGGCCTTTTTTAATGCAAATAGCAGAAGCTTTTCAGAAATTATATGATAATTATGTAGATGGGAAAGTATTAACCGTATCTGTATCAATGCCACCTAGAGCAGGAAAGTCTTACATAACATCGCTTTTTTGCTCATGGTGGATTGCTAAATTCCCAAAATTATGCGTAATGCGTAATAGTTGTACGGCTGATTTATATATGGATTTTAGTTACCATGTAAGAAATATAATAAAATCTGATATTTATAAAAGTATATTTCCAAATATTCAACTTTGCCCAGACAGGCAAAATATAACAAGTTGGTCATTAACTACTTCATTAAATAAGGCATATTTTGGTTCAGGGGTTGGTGGTAATATTATAGGTAGTGGGGCTAATATAGCAATAAGTGACGATTTATATAGGGGGATAGATGACGCTATTTCTGCTACATATAACAAAAAAGTAAAAAGATGGAAACAAGGCTCACACGATTCAAGAAAAGAACTTAATTGCCCAGAAATATACATAGGAACGAGGTGGAGTATTAATGATGTTATAGGAGAAGCTATAGAAAGAGAGAAAGTAGATATAATGATAGTAATACCAGCATTAGATGAAAACGACCAATCTTTTTGCGAAGACGTAAATACTACAAAATATTATTTAGAGCTTAGAAATGGGAAAAATAAAAACCTGCCTATAGATAAAACTATATGGATGGCTCAATACATGCAACAACCTATTGAAAATGAGGGTTTATTATTCCCATTAAGCGAACTCAAAACATTCAATATTAAAGATATTAAGGAAGAAAACATAGAACATACATCAATATTTATAGACCCAGCAGACACTGGCGGCGACTTTTACGCAGCATTACAAGCTGTTATAATAGGAGATAAAGTATTTATTACAGATGTTATATTCAATAATTATGGAACGGACATAAATATACCAGCGTCTGTAGAATTAGCATTTAACTCCAAAGCAAATTATGTTCAAATAGAAGGCAATTCAGGATGGATATTAGCTGGTAAAAATGTACGGGAATTAATTAGAGATCGCCTATCAGATTGCAGTGTAAGAATAGTAAAAGAATATACAAATAAGGAAACAAGAATATTTACGCAATCAGCTTGGATAAAGCACAATGTATACTTTAGAGAAGATTACAATACAAATAGAGAATATATGGAATTTATTAATAATGTAACTACATATTTAAGAGAAGGTGGCAATAAACATGACGATGGAGCAGACGTTTTAGTTATGTTGGCTGAGTACTGCATTAGAAATCTAAGGCATTTGTGGCAAGCGTAGTAAAATAAGTAAGTATATTAAAATAAAAAAGCCTGCTCATTACAGCAGGCTCTTTTTTTACACTTTAAGAATCCCCTTTTAAAATTTTTACTTAAAAGCGTAATATGCTTTCATAAGATAACATAAACCTAAATTCAAACACAAATATACAGTATTTTACTTAAAGTAAAGCTTTAGATAGAATTTGTAACTAATTGAATTACATATAATTTATTAACATAGTGTTGATAAATTATATTAGGTATATAATATAATAATTAAATACATTTGTACCATCAATATAGTATGAATAACACCAAGATATTGAAAGATGTAAGATGCAATAAATGTGGTCGGCTTCTTTGTCGATCTTATGGAGAAGTAGAAATAAAGTGTAGAAATATAAAATGTAAGGATGAGAAAATAATAAGAGTAAATAATAGTACAATAAACATAATACGTAGATAACTTTCTCGTAAAAATTTAGAGCGCCAAAAGATGTAGAGCGCCAGCGTTACCAATAAAATGGTAATACTGGCGCTTTTTTTTGTTTATACAATAAAAAAAATAAAAAAATGGAAAATATAGAAATAGAAAAAGCAGTATCACCAGAGGTATTTGAACAAGTAGAAATGCTAAAAGCAGAATTAAAAGAAATAGTTGATGTTATAAGTGAAATAAACGAAGTGTCAGATTCTGCAATAAGACTTAAATGCTTAAAAGTAGTAGAAGACGATATATGCACCATGTCTGCTAACTATTATATAAATGAGGCAGAAAAGCTATTCCAATACATTAAAAACGGTAAAACAGCCTAGTGGGATTCAATTTTAGCATAGGATGGGGCAATAAGGTGCGTTATAAAAAAGATAGCGCAGACAATCATATATACACTCTAACAGATGCCAATTTAGGAAATTTTTTGTCATGTTTTGATGGGCAATATTCAGAAAAAAACATGATTGAGCTCTTTGAAAATATTCCAGAAATATTTGCTCCAATAAATGCTATTGCAGATCGTGTAACAAAAGGTATTTGGGAGTTAGTAAAAGAAGGTACGGAAGATGTTGTAACAAACAATAATCAATGGAATAAAATAAAATCAAACCCTAATTGGAAGCAATCATTTAACAAATTTATTTATAACACAGTAGTATATAAATATATATGTGGTAACTACTATTTCTATAAATATATACCAGAAAATTTTAAAAATAAATTTGAAAACATTGTATCCCTTTGGTTACTGCCCCCTCAACATACAAAAACAAAACTAAAAACAAATAGGACAAAATACTATTATACAACTCAAATACAAGATTTTGTTGAATATTATGTAGTAAAGATTGAAGATTATGAACAAAATATATATCCAGAATACGTATTACATGAAGGGTATATAGATATTGATGGCAATACACTAAAGGGCATATCGCCTCTAAAAGCTGCTGAATATCCTATAAGCAACCTTATTGCAGTTTATAAAGCAAGAAACACAATATATAATAAACGAGGGGCATTAGGTGCTATTGTAAATAAAAATACGGATGCATCAGGATCAGTTGCATTAACAACAAAAGACAAAAAAGAATTAAGAGACGAATTTAATAATGATTTTGGAGTAACTAATGGTAAAGACCCAATTGCTATAACATCCATTCCTATTGATTTTGTTCGATTTGGGATGAGCATACAAGAGCTAATGCCTTTTGAAGAAACATTTGCAGACACTGCTGCTATATACAGCATTTTAGGCGTTCCTAGATCATTAATACCTACAAAAGAAGGCGTAACCTTTAATAATGGATTTACAGACGAAAGAAAACTATATGCAGACGTTGCCATACCGCAAGCTGAAGCTATAGCAACGCAACTAACCAGCTTTTTAGGGTTAAAAGAATTAGGATTAAAAATAAGGGTTCGATTTGACCATGTAGAGGCTTTACAACAAGACCAAAAAATAAATGCAGAAACACAAAAAATAATAACTGAAACATACACAACACTATACGAAAAAGGGCTTATAACAAAAAATGAAATGTTGGTACGAATTGGATCCTCTGAGGTTAATGAAGGGGATGTTTATGTAACAGATGGTAAAAACCCAGACCCTTTAGCTATAAAATTAGGTGTAGGTGGTACACAGGCTTTAATAATCGTATTGTCAGATCAAAATATGTCACAAAGTGTTAAAAGAAATACTTTAATAAGTGTTTTTGGTTTAAGCGAACAAGACGCTTATAGACTAACCATAGATAATAAACCAATGAATCAAAACCAAAATAACCCAATAGAAAAACCTGTAGAAGATGGAACAAAAAATAATTAAAGTTTGTAAAGACTCATTTGTAGACGATTTGGACGCAAAAGGGATAGTAACCGTTGCTGCTAATGCTTTTGGTAATGAAGATGCAGATGGTGACATATCAGCAGAAAAAAGCTACACAAAAACAATAAAAGAAAGTTTTGGCCGTGTACGTTGGTTTTTAAACCATGACAACAAAATTTTATTAGGCGTTCCTATAGAAGCTCAAGAAACAAAAAACTATTTAAAGGTACGTGGGCAATTAAACCTTCAAAAAGAAGTTTCAAGAGATGTATATGAAGACTATAAACTATATGCACAATACGGAAAATCATTAGAACACTCTGTAATGGTACAAGCTGTTAAAAGAGATGAAAACAATAAAAAAGTAGTATTAGAATGGAAATGGTGGGAATACTCTACACTAACAAATTGGGGTGCAAATAGCGAAACACCCATGTTAGGCATTAAATCTATAAAAGCTATAGATGACGCTATAAACTGGCTAGAAATAGCCCTAAAAAAAGGAAATTATACAGATGAAAGAGCCATAAAAATGGATCAACATCTATCAAAATTACGTTCACTTATTGATGCAGAGCCGGAACATTCCACTTCGCCAATTGAGCCGAATGCAGAAACAATCAATATTATTAAAAATTTTAAAATCTTTTAAAATGAACGAACAACTAGAAGCTGCTTTAGCGGGCTTAAAAGATGATACTAAAAAAAGCATCACCGAGCAAGTAGAAGCAGTACAAACAAAATTCGACACAAAAATTACAGAAGCTACAAAAGATAAAGCCTCTACAGAACAACTAGAATCCCTAAAAAAGGAATATGATTCAAGTTTATTAAACATGGGTACAGAAATTGGGAAGCTTAAAAATGTAGCAAATACGGAAAGCCCAATGACATTTAAGCAAGGAATCATCAAAAGCATAAAAGAAAATGAAAAACAGCTTTTGGAAATGACAAACAACTCTTCTGCAAGTGTTAGATTAAAGGCGGCTGCAAACATTACAACAGCAAATTTTGGAACAGGTGTAGTGCGAGGGTTTAGAGAGACTGAGATAAGCTCCCTATCCTATGCAAAATTATTTGTATTTGATTTAATTAATGTTATGCACGGGGGTGCAGGAAGTAACCCATTAAGTTGGGTAAATAGAGTTCCAAAAGAGGGAACAGCAACCTTCCAAACAGAAAGCGACACAAAATCGCTATTAGATTTTACATACACAAAAGGCGAAGCATCAGCAGACTATATTGCAGCCACAACCATAACAACCAAACAAGCATTATCAAACATGCCAATGTTAATGAATGACATTGAAAATGAGTTAATGATAAACCTAAAAACAAACCTAGACTATCAAATTTTAAGAGCAGGAACAGGGACAGCGCCATTTCCAAATTCAATGTGGAATTACGCAAAAACATTTAGCGCAGGTTCTTTGGCAGGCACAATACCTAATGCAAACATGTTTGACGTATTACGTGTAGCCATTGGTCAAATTCGTAAAGGAGAGGCAGGCATACTTTCAGGAGGATACATGCCAAATGCAATCTTCATTTCAGAAGATAAGTTTACCTCTATGGATTTACAAAAAACATCTCAATACGCATACCAATTCCCAAATTTTGCCACACCAGACGGAACAATCATAAAAGGTGTTAAGGTATATGGCACTAAATTTTTAGGAGATGACGAATTTTTAGTTGCAGACACAACTAAATACCTATTCAATATAGTAGAAGAGTTATCTATTGATATGAACTATATAAACGATCAATTTATTAAAAACCAAATAACTATAAGAGCAGAGTTAATGGGTGCAGGACGTGTTAAACTACATGAAACATTTGCCTTTGTAAAAGGAACATTTAATGCGGCTCAGAATGTTATTAATAAACCATAATAAATATAATAATGGCAAAAAAAATTGATAATCCAATAGAAATTACTGAAAACCAAACAGTAATAGACCCAGCAGCAACGGTAAAAATAAAATTTACCGAAAATGCAATGAATGGAAATAAAGATGAAGTACACTTAGTATCAGGAACGGACGCAATTTATTTAATTAAAAATAAGATAGCTGTTTTAGTTAATGAATCTAATTGATACAACATATTTCCACACCAGCATAAACATACCAAATATAGATAGCATATCTGTATCTGAAAATGTAATAATGTTTATTGATGAATATGAACCAGAGTTAATGCTTGATTTATTGGGTTTGAATTTATACCAAACGTATTTAAGCAACCAATTAACACAAAGGTTTGTAGAACTAACAAATGGAACATTATATATAACAAAAACTGGTGAGCATAAAAAGTGGAAAGGGCTAAAAAATACCATTGGTTCAAATAAATATTCACTTATAGCCTACTACGTGTATTTCTATATTACAAGAAATACAGCAACCATAACAACAGGAATAGGAGAAGTATTGAACAAAACAGACAATGCAAATAGAGTAAGCCCAATAAACAAACAAGTTGACGCATGGAATAAAATGGTTAGATGGATATATGAATTATACGATTTTTTAGAAGAAAAAAAGAGTACATATCCTGAATGGCAAAAGGCCTATTGTTTTGAAGAAAATTATAGATTAATAAATAGTATGAATTTATAGTGATAAAGCCAGTATACATAGTAGATATTTTTGAAGATATTGTTAAAGCAGTATCTACAAAATTGCTTCCACAACTACAAGCAATACCAAAATCTACTATAACAGGGGTTCATTATTTATATGGCCACTATAATGAAATACAAAGAAGATTAATAGAAAAGAGCAATTCTAATACTGAACAATATAATAGATACCCTTTGATTGCTCTTTTTCAAGACTTCTCCATAAAAAAGGGTTCTAACCAATTAGGTTTTTATGGCGAAGCTAATCTTCAATTTATGATATTATATCATACAAAACCAGTTTCATATAGCGAAATAAGGATGGAAAAAGTATTTAAACCAATATTATACCCTATTTACTTTGAATTTCTTAACCAAATAAAAAAAACAGGCAAATTTCATTTGTATAGTGACAAAGGAATAGATCACGAACAAATAGACAGGCCAAATTGGGGCAGAATTGGTTCTTACGGTAATGATGGATATATATTAGATGATATACTAGATGGAATAGAAATTAAAAATTTAATACTAAAAACACATTTAAAAATTTGTTGAAAAATGAAAAAAATTATCATAACAATTATTGCTGTATGTATAACTACAGCGACTTTAAAAGCACAGGAATCTTTATTGTCATCAAATGGATATAAAATAGATACTATAGCAGGCGGCACATCTATTGTAAGCTATTTATATACACCTATTATTAAAAGCTTGCAAAAAACACTTCAAATAGCTTTTGTAGTAAATAAACCAAGTGGAGTAATGAACGCTGGAATAGCAACACTAGAAGGCAGTTTAGACGGCATAAATTATTATCCTATTAATAATGACACTTTAAGCATTCCAAACACAGCAAAAGTAATAGCATCATGGAAAATAACTGATTGGAGTAGTTTATATGCACGAATAAAATTCGTACTCAGCTGCTCAACAGAATCTTATGCAGAAGCGCTTTATCTACCTAGAAAAACATACTAGAAAAACATATTAATAAAAACAATTTTAAAATTTAAAAAATAAAAATTATGGCAGAGTTAAACAAAGTTACATGCGGAGGGCTATTAAAAGGAAATACAGGCGTACCAGCATGTTATATGGACTTATCAGTTATAAATGGTATTATTCTAACACCCATTGGATATACATTAACAAAAGCGGAAATAGCTAGTACCCTATTATCTAAATTACAGACATCTACACTTGCTACAAGAGCAAATAGAATATATCCAGTTCTAAATTTTGTAGATATAAAAGATAATACAGAACAACCGTCATACCAAACATTAGGTTTTGGACGAAAAGTACTATTAAAAGAAGGTAAATACTCATTTGAAGCATCATACCTAGACGGTGGATTATGTTTAAGCAATCAACTAAGAAACTTTAATCCTATAAAATGGGCTGCTTTTTTAGTAGATTCAAATGGAGTATTAATAGGAACAAAAGTTGGAGACAATCTAATGGCCATACCCCTTAACCTATTTTATGCTTTCCCTTATGGCATTGCAACAAGTTCTGAACCAGCTTCATACAAATTAAATATAGAAATAGAACCTAAATACTTAAATGAAGAAATAGGATTTGTACAAACTAAAGGTGAGTTTGACATATTTGATACCGTAAAAGGCTTATTAAATCTTGTTATTAAAGAAACAACAACACTAGCTGCGGGTAAAATAGAAATTATGGTAACAAACTCTTGCGGTGGAGACAATATTTATGATGTATATGGTACAAATTTAGCCAATATTACAGCATGGATTTCTAAAAATGCTACTACAAAAAACGGAATAACTATTACAGCGGCGACACCAGTTCCAGCAAACAAAACCATAGAACTTACATTAGACACAGCAGATTTAGATTATCCAGCCGTTGCCTCAAAACTTACTATTGAATTAAACACCGCAGCAATATTAGCAGCAGCACCAATATTAATGGTAGGATACGAAGGAGCAAATATATTAACACAAACAGTGTAAAATATGAATAATATAACTATATACGGAGTAAATTTTAATATAGAATGGGCAAAAACTAAAACTTATAAGCAGTTTTTAGAACACTTTAAACATCTTTTCAAAGAATTAACGGAAGATGAAAGGGAAAATAACCTTAAAAAAGTTTGGGAAACTGCAAATAAAGTACAGGTTGATGAACATATAAATACACAGCCTGATACAAAAATTACAAAGTATAAGAAAGAAAAAATAGGCAAAAAAGAATCATTATAAACACATAAATAGTAGGAGTGTTTACACTCCTACTTTATATATGAATACCATAATAGATGTTGCAGAAAGAATTAAAAATCTTGCTCTACATATAGAGAAAGAAGTGTCTGTTATTATTGACAATACTAAAGAACAGATACTTATTAAAAACAAACAACAATTAATGGAAGGCATTAAAGAAGATGGGAACGAAATAACTCCATCCTATTTAAA